GTCGTGTTGTCGCTCTTGACTAGCGCGAAGTATCCAGCCGTCCCGGTGTTGCCTGCGGTTCCGGAAGTGATCGCGTTCGCGGACATAGAAGAGACACCGGCCGACGCCGAAGCAGCAGCAAATGCGGTAGCGCCGAACGTCATCGCAACCAGCAACGTACCTGTAACGGCAACGTTAACTGCCGGTTGTGCTCCGGTGTAAATCTTGATGAAGCCGCTGTTGAGCAGGGTGCCAAGGCCGTTGAGTGTTCCGTTCGCCCCGGCGTCATACCCCAGTGCTGTCAGAGCCATCGGGCTCTACCTCTTCCTGTTCTGTAGGAGGGGACATACCAATGCCCGGTAGCGCAAAGCCTCCGTAGCAGGTTACGTCCTGTGGCTGCTCGCTCATCATGATGCTCCTAGTACTGCTGCTTGAGATGCGGCAAAGGGATACGGCCCGGTTACCTGTGGATAAGTGCTCGGAGCCTGGCCGGTCGTATAGACCACATACAAAGCATGAGCATCGTTGATGGCCGTTAGGATCGCGGTAGCATCGGCCGCGCTGAAGCTGAGCGGTGCGGCCTCAAGGTCGGTAGCCAATAGAGCACTAGACCAGCGATACACCTTGTTGATATCTTCTAGAGCGTTTGCTAGGTTATTCAGTTTGCCCTGTACGCTCGCGAGGATCTGAGCCTGGGTCATTCCGTTCGTGAACATTCAATCTCCTTATGTAAGATCCACCGTGGCCTGAATTATGGCTTTAGTTCCTGGCGAGCTACCGTTAGCAAGAGCATACAATATGCCATCAGTGTGGTACTCAACGTTGAGTTCGGATAGCGGACTGTTGCCCGCCGCTAGCTTCTTGATGGATGATGGCCTGACTCCTGCCGGAAGCGGATTTGATGAATTGATCGCTAGCGTAGCTGTGATCGACGTATGTTGCGAAGCGCCGGAAAACTGAATGTTCCCATCCGGAAGTTGACGCCATTTATGAACAGCGTAACCGGATATAGCAGACCAGCCGGTATCACCCGTTATGCCAGCAAAACTCCCGAGCGTTATGAATTTACCAGCAGCGATGGTAAGTCCGGATGAGTTCCATGTTGACCCATCCGGTGCTGTTAGCGTTCCGGTAATTGTTGGGCTTACAATTCCTGAGGTCGTCCATGTTGTTCCATCCGGCATGGTGACGGTGCCAGTAAACGTAGGGCTGGCGAGAGGGGCGCCACCGATATGCGATAGAAGGGCCGCATTGCTAGCGGCTACATATCCTGTTCCACCTTGGGCTAGCGGAAGCGGTGCATTAAGAGTCAGCCCGCTCACACTCCATGTTGATCCATCCGGAAATGTTACCGTGCCGGTAAAGGTAGGGCTCGCGACAGGAGCAAAACCACTAAGACTATTCTGAACACTATTCTGAAGCGCAGCCAGGATGTACCTTGTGTTGGCTATATCGGTCTGCGCTTGCTGAAGCGAATAGTTACTCATCGTCCGTGGATCCCAAATGCTTTCTGCACATTACCGCCACCCTTACGCACAACCCACTCACGTATCGCCATAACCATAAATTGCTCGAAAGCACTAGCGCCGCCCGACGCAACCTCTAGCGCGATAGCGCTGCCTCCACCGGAGTCACGAGTCAGGTGCTCCCATCCACCCGTTCCGTTCATCATCACGTTCATGCCCGGCCTAAGCCAGCCGCCATTGTCATACCAGTTGAATGCCTTCTCATGCCCCCAGGCGTTTGCCGGATTGCCGTATCGCTGGAAGATGTAGGAGTCGCCCCATCGGATCTGAGCCTGATAGTCGCCGGGGGCGTACGCCGACCAGCCGTTAATATTCTGCGGAATACCACGAGCGTTCGATGTCGGGTTGGCAGCATAGGCATTCCAGCCAGATTCCTGATTCCATAGAGCTAGCTCGTAGGGCCACTGTGCTTGCGTCCATCCGTACGCGAACAGGATCGACCTCGCGAATGCTTGCGCAGCTGCCGCCGATGATGAAAGCGGACCTCGTGGGCCTAGCGGAAGATAGCTAAGGTTGAGAGCTGCTGCCTGTCGCTGAGCTGTATTGTTAACATTCGCCTTTAGGTCGGCTAGCGCTGCGGTAGCGAACATGTCTTCGGCTGTCCGCCCAAACTTAGCCTCGACATTGCCCATCCATACTGGGCCATTGGCGAATTTGGATACAAGGCCGCCATCCGCAAATCCCCGCACGCCCATCTTCCCAAGCAGCCATGCATACTTTCTAGTTCTGTGCTTATCAACGACGGCCTCGCCAGGCTCTAGCATAGCCGGTACCTTGTCACCGCCACCAAAGCCGGGAACCCGCATACCTTCGGCCGCAAATGCAAGGCCGCCAGTAACCGGAGCATGACCAAATATTTTCTCGCTGAAGGTAAGACTGCCGGAGCCGGTAGCTTGCATATAAATCTTAACAGCTCTGCTAAGCGGAATGTTCAGGATCTTCGCAATCATCTGCTCGATCTGAAGCTTGGTGTCGCCCGCAGCCGTCCCAGCGTTGATAATGTCACGAACAAGATTAGCTCGATCCGCCTGTCCCTTGGCAGTTCCCTGCGTACCATTGATAACATCAGTGAACCAGGTCTTCATAGCAGGCGCGAGGTTGGATGCCTGAATGAATGCTTGCTGCATCATCGGGATTAGGTTCTTGTTTAGCACACCGGCCAGGTTTGAAGCATTCGCCATCGACGTGTAGACATCTTTTGCAAAGGTATCCTGTGAAACCGAGTTCTTCCCAACCCACGTATTAAGGTTCTGAAGGCTGACGGTGCCAGGCCCGAGCGCGCCATTGATCAAATCCACCACAGCTAGCTTCGCGGCCTTATTCTGCCCGGTCATGGCAAGCGTTTTCGCTGCTGTGGTAGCCACAATAGGTACAAGCAAATTCAGACCAGCACCTTGCATCTGAATCGAGTTAATAAAGCTCTGAGCAGCAGGTAGCACCGAACCGTACAAATCGCTACCTAGCTTCACCGACTGACTATTAAAGCTGCCCAAGCTAGCCCCCGCGACCGCTGCATCAGTTTGCATTTGCTGTAGGGAACCGAGGAAGGTGTACATGGTACTCTCGCCGCCGATCAACACCCCAAACAATTGTGCTTCGGCCTGCGTAGCAGCTTGCATGCTCTTGTCGTAAACTCCCAAGGCATTATCTGCCTGCGCGGTCGAGAAGTTCACCGCGTTGAACATAGCGGCAGCCTGTCCAGCGCCGATACCTAGATTCTGATAGCCGCCGATCAAGTTATCGATCTTCACTATCATCTGCGCATAGGAGTCTTTGGCTACCACACCGGCCTGCGCCATTATATCAAGCGCACCGGTCCAGGTATTACCGCTCGCGACCAGGGCTAGCTGTACTGCCTGGAGATTAGCCGAGTCGGTGATAACCGCATTAATCTTGGCTCGGTAATCTCTGATCGCAGCGGCAGCAGCCGGAGCCTCGTTCGTCTGGTTGCTAAAGAATCCCGTCACTGCGTGACCAAGGTCGGAAATCTCGGACTTGTAGTGACCAGATGCAATATCGTTCATCACCTTGTTGATGTTAGAGCCAACACCGACAAAGTAGTCCTTTACCCCTGAGCCAAGGCCCTTGACCGAACTCTGATACTGAAGAATCTGCTGGAGAGATTGTGGCGAAAACGCTTGCGCTATATTCTTCTGGTACGTCGCAATATCGGCTCCCGCTGTCCTTAGAGCAGTAGCGGGAGTTGCATTCTCAAATGCTTTTTGTAGAGCATTCGCAAGCTTGACCGTCGGCGTCTGCGCCTCTTCCGACTGAATAGCGACATACGCGATAGCTGCACCAATAGCGATAAGAGCCCCGGTCGGACCAATCAGGTCTCCATAGCTAAAGCCCTTCTTGAGTCTGTCAGCTAGCCTGCCAGCAGCGGTATCGGCACCACCGAACGTGCCTACAAGCCTTCCTAGCAATCCAGATGCAGCATTGCCATAAACGTAGAAGCCATGGAACGCTAGACCAGCCGCAATAATTGGACCTGGTAGCTTTGTTACCAAGTTAAGAAGACTCGCTGCGCCACCGATGAAGTCCAGAAGGAAGTGTGTGATACCAGGGTCTTTGGTAATCAGGTTTCCTATCGCGAGGGCGACCTGACCGGCTATATGACCAAACTGGGAAAGAAAACCCGTACCAGTCTGAAGAAGCTTGCCCAAACCATTCTGGCTCTGATCCCAGATAACTATTTTAGCAATCGTGTTATCCAGCATTCCGCCGACCGCATGCGCCGTGAGTCCGAATGCTCCAGTGTTCCTGTTTAGGATGGCAAGCCCGCCACCATACGCCTCAATAACGTTTGGCTTCATACTATCGGCCAGCTTGTTAAAATTACCCGTCATCGGAGGGATGTTCTGATTAAGAGCGCCACTAATCGTATGCAAGTTATTGAGGTGCTGATAGATGTCAGTCGCAGCAGGAGCCATCGCGGCGAGCCCTACTGCGGCTGCAGCGGCAGCCCCGACAACCGCAATGAGTCCTTCAATCGCGAGATCGAGCGCAACATGCCATACGCCAACCGCACCAATAGTGCCTCCAATTCCTCTACCCCAGAGACCCCATCCAACACCTCCTCTGGCAGCATTATTGCCGGCCGCTACGGCTGCGTTCCCGATGTTGATAAGGGCATCGACACCAACATGCGTACGATCAGCCATTACGTTTATTGTGTTACCGCTATTTACCATTGCGGGAACGAGATGACTGGTAATGTCGGCAACTAGGCTTTCCTTGGCAATCTCCAGATAACGGAATGAATTAGCTAGGGCTATGGTATCACCCTTGACAATCTCCAATTCCGTTCCGGCTTTGGTAAGTCCGGTGACGCTGAAATTCTCCGAAACATTACCGTGAGAAATACCCGGAGAAATAATTGCAGCGGGCTCAATTACCCTCTGAGACGGGAGCACAGGGAGCTTGCCGACATCAAACTTGACCGGGATCGTCTCGCTCATATTTGATATCTTAGCAAGCTGGGTGGTCAACTGCTCCGGGTTAACGTTCATGTCGATGAGGTCGGATATCCCAGATTGCCCGATGATCCGCTTCAGGACCGCGAGCTGCGTGATAAGCCTACCCTGCGGAATGTTGATGTCCGCGATGTCGGCAATACCAAGGGACTGAATCTTGCTCTTGAGCTGTGTAAGATAGGCGCCAGCCTTGTTGACATCAAAGCCGCCCGATCCGATCTGCGCAAACTGAGTGGAAACATCTCTTGCAGCTCTCTTCAATAGCTCCATCTTCACCAATGCACTGGCGAATGCCGGACCAGTCATGTCCCGCGCGGTGATGGTAATATCGACCTCATTAGCCATCTTCAAACTCACCTCCTTCCGCTTCTGGCGGACGACTAGCAGCTACGATCTTACAGAGCCGGATGAGATCGGTTTCCTCTTCCAACAATTGACTCGGCAGGCAGTGAAATCTATCGCAGAGGCCGATGATAACTTCGGCTTGTTCTAGTTCCCAGGGCTTTCCGATATACTCCCCAGATCGAGTGATTGCTCCTCCGAAGTCGCGCCATTGCTCGATGGCTTCTTCGAGGGATTTGGGATGGTCACCATCGCCGTCTGCCAGGCACCGATGAGCTGCCCGATGATCGTCCGCTCCTGGTTGTCAAGACCTTCTTGTGTCATCGGCACCGGACGACCGGCTAGGTCTTCCAGGTTCCAGGACACGAGGTGATTCAGGAACAGCTCGACGGTTCGGTCATTCGCACGAAGTAGCTCCGGAGTAAGCCTGACATTACCATCCTTGTCAGGCTCACCGCCAACAAAGACCGCGCGCTGCATCTCGTTGTACTCGCCCAGAGTACAGCAGCTCATCTTGATCTGGAGGCCGTCGAGCGGCGTACCCTCGAAGCCAATGTTGTAGATTGTCGGTTCCGGCCGGAATCCCATGGCATATCTCCTGGCTTGATTTCGTAGTCGGCGGGTTAGAGAGGCACTCAAGCCCAGGTGGGCACGTTGCCGTCAGCCAGCTGCCCAGGAACCTGCCAGGTCAGCTCGGCGGTGTTCGCACGAGTGATCTGGTAGTCGGTGATGAGGCAGTTGACCGTGATGATCGGCGTCGTGGTGACAGAGGTCGGCGCGATCGAGACTGAGCGGGTGACGGACGTGCCGGTGACGGTTGAGAAGACCGAGTGGCTCAGGTTGGCGCCGGTGTCGAAGATGCCGTTCAGCGTGACCGTGAAGTCCGTTAGAAGCAGGAGCTGCTCATGGGCGAACTTGTTCATGCCGGTGACGTCTTCAAGACCACGCGGGGTCGTGAAGGTGAAGTTGGTGACGTCGGTACCGATGTTCTGTAGGGCGGCGCTCGCGTCGGCAACCTGGATCGTGCCGCTGAGTCCGGTGAGCTTTGGCATTACTAGCCTCTCTGAACGAGTCTTGCGATTTTGTCTTGGTGATTCCTTGCGTCATCCACCCAGTCATCGACGTTGCGGTGGACTCTCTTATCCCCACGCGGGTTCCCGCGCCAGTCGCCGCCTACCACTATCAGGCGAGGCGGTCGCCCTATCGGAATCCTGTGCTTCGATGAATTGAAGCATCGATTCCCTGGGCCGTATACGAACTTGACGAGTGTCATGCTCACGCGCTGCATATGGAATGAGCGCTCCTTGTCATGGGAGAGGTATTCGTACTGCCTCTGCCCGAGATCAGTAGTTAGGTCAACGGTGGTCACGAATCCCTTGAAGAATCCTTCACACTCATATTCCTCACACGAAGCTTGGCGCCAGTGCGTACTCAGCGGCGCTCTCATCGTGTAGCTCTTGTAGGCCTGCGGACCGGCCGCGACCCGGATGTTGTTGTGGTTGAAACTTCCCATCCGCATCAGAACACAACTCCTGCTACCGGGTTCCTGATGAAGTTGACGCCGAACACTGCCTGTGTGAACGTTCCGGCCGATACGACCTTGATGAACTCGTTGACGTTGACGTTGTTTGCCGTTGCCTGCCTGACCGCGCCGATCGCCGTCAGCGAACCGAAGTCAAGCAGCGTGGTGTACGAACCGCCCGAGGTCGTCGCGTGCGTAATCGTAACGTCAATGTTTGTCCCGACAAGCTCGATAAGGTGCAGGTAAGCCTGGCAACCGAACAGCTGCGGGTTCGGAGCGCCAAGATCAATAAACGTCCCTGTCACAGGCCCGTTGTCGACACGTAGCCCGGATGTTAGCTGAACTCCCCACTCAAGGCCAAACGAGTTTGCCTGCGCAGTAACCTTGAATGAAAGGTTACCTGTGTTGTCCCTAGTAGGGTCGTAGCTGGTCTGCTTCGCAACCATCGACGCGGCAGGCTGTCCGATCGAGCTGATGCTGAACGTGACGCCCTGGAAGTAGCTACAGATGATGTCCGCGTTCGGTAGCGTCTTGAGGATGTCATGCTCAGTGCCGAGCGAGAACCAGTTCCAGGTCGGCGCTACCGTGTACGTTAGGGTGATAGTACCGAATGCAGGGAGGATGTAGGTGCCAGCTCCGGTACCGACCGACACGCCGTTGATCACGACGTTGGACATCGTGCCGCCAGTGATGGTCACCTTGACGGTATAGTTAAACGTGCTAACAACCGGAATGGTAGTAGCCGGAACGCCCGGAGTAGCCACGGCCGGGAAGTTCACGTTCATGAAGTTCGTCCATGACATCGCGCCATCGCGAAGACCCTTAAGCCTTTGCATAGCTTTCTGAGTCATGCCGGTAGCTTCAAGGACGCCCATGGGCATCGAGATCTGGTCTAGCGCCGAAACGTCACCAGAAATATCGTACCCGCCGACGTAGAAGTTGTCGCCAAGACCAGTTACCTTCGTACCTGGGGGCATTATGTCACCTCTCCTAGCATTGCTGATTTGATATGGCCGACCCTGACGCCGGTGTTGATGTGGATCGGGAACCCGGCCACGTTCGCCCGGAGGCAGAATGAAATGTCTTCCCCGAAATCACGACCGTCCACGACGATCTCGCGGAACCACGAAGGCTGGTCTTCTGACATGTCCTTGATCTTCTCAAATACCGAACGGTGTACCAGAAGGAACCCGGCTCCGACCGCAAACGCCTGCGCCACGATGTCCTCATCCGGAGCATCATAGGGGGTCAGGTCGATGCTGCCCGGCTCCTCGGCCACGTTCGCGTACACAGCCGGAACCTTCTTGCCCTTCTCGAAGATGTAATACAAGCCGCTCACGATCGGACGCTCAACAGGATCGGCCGACGCGAGGAGGCGACTGACCGCATCCTTTTTGAACACGATGTCGGTATCGACCATCATAAGCCATTCCAGGTCACGGCCGAGGAACTGAGTCGTCAGCAGGTTACGGCCGAGGGCTACCAGCGGACCTGGGTTCACCTTGATATAACCGCCGACCGCATCGTCCGACAGGAGCGCGTTGATAATGGAATCCATGAACTCGTCACGGTTGTTGCCGCTGGTTATGTATCCGAGGATTACGTTGCCGCCCATTTATCCAGCCTCCAAGAACATGTCGTTTATAATGATCGGAATTGTCACGGTCATGATCCTAAACATCTGCCTGTCGATCTCAACATATCCGGCCGCTGCGCTAAGCGGCGTATTGGAGGCCATCCCGAGGAGATCAACTGCCCGGACATTGGCGGCACCACCAAAGTCGAAGTTGCCGGCCATAGCCCCCATAAGGTCGGCTACCGCAGCCATGACGTTGGTATCTATCGCGTCATACGGCTGCTGCCGGAAACTCGTGTATATCCGGGCATATAGGGTAACGACCCCGCTGACGGCACCCATACCTGAAGCCCGAATAGGGACGATCGTGTTCATCCACACGGAACATTCGAGGCCGTGGCCAGGAGCACTTTTTGGTTCGTGTTGGTTGACGTGATCGAACCGTCCCGTTGCGAGCGCGAAGCTGACGACCTTGTCAAAGACCGTCATCACCGCATCATCATTGAAATTAACCATTCGGCGTCACGGTACCTTCCAGGAGCGTCCCGTTCCTGATCGCTTGCTCAGCCGGGGAAAGCTCGGCAACGGTCAGGTGCTTCTTGCACACTGGGAGGGAAACGCATCCCATGATCAGGTTCGGCCCGACCCTCTGCTGCTGCCAGGACGGCGCCATCGTCCACGCCTCTTCCGGCTCCGGAACTTCCACGGTCTCCCCGCGTAGGTTCATGATTTCCGCCATGACCACTTCTCCGCAGCACATCATGCACTTCATGATAAGTCTCCGTTCATCATTCGTATGAATAGTGGCAATTCACGGTACGCGATTGGGGTAGCCATCGCATTGAGACTTTTTGCGATCCTCCGGAATGCATGGTAGCCGGGAAAACGCCTTGGAGGTGGATTCCTCCTGTGAGGCCAGATTATCAAGTTCTTTGAATCGGTGCCCTCGATCCAGGCACCATAGATAACAGGATCATCGGTGATGAGCAGAGAGTCTTCGGTAGCACGTTCGGTATGAACCGAAGCCTGAAGTTCTCCAGCATTTGCCGGGATCGGGTTGAAGCGAGGCGTACCACCGTGATGGCCCAGGTACATGTACTGCGTCTCAAGATAGTTACGGATCAGCGGCACGCCGATTTCACCCAGCGTGTCTTCAACATGCCGAGCGAACCGCTCGACCTCCCGCTGCGCCATCCCGGTGACGATCGGGCCGCTCAGGTCAACGTTGACATTAATTTCCATTATTCGCCTCCGCGTGAGCATCAAGTGCATCCTGAAGCGTCGGCTTGTCATCAGGGTGGTGCTTTGAGCAAAGCTTGTAGGGCGTCCCGTCAAGGTTGAAATGCCCGTGACGCCAGCACCACCAGTACCGATGGCAGGTATGGGCTCGCCACAAGATAATAGTAGAAGCAGCAAAGCTAGTCGCTATCGTGATTTCCCCAACATCCGATAGCGAACCAGAGAACGCATTGTAGTTATGCGGAGCACCCTGTGTGTTGTAGCTCCCGGTCGCAAATGCGAGCCAATGCTGCCATGTCTCGTAGTAGTACACCGTCAGAGCGGTAAGCAGGGCTATCGTGAACACTACAAGTTTCCACATAAGATCACCCTACTCCGTGCCTTACGGGAGAACTTGCTGTTTATGACACGATCCCGAATGTCCGGAAGGCCTGCACCAGAGATTGGCTCGCTTACGTTGAATCCGCCACGCCCCTGAGTCGTCGGCCTCTGCGGAGCAGAGGCGCCACTATAGGCAGTCGGCTCTTGAGTAAGCCAGACAGAAGCCTCGGCTATCGCTAGTTCACGGATGAGGCCTGGAACATCGGTCACGACGATCGGAGCCAAGCTCGCATGCGTAGCCGCTGCCGTCCCTAGTGAGCCACGAAGTACTGACAACAGCCTCCTGGCAAATATCGTCCCGCCGCTATGTGCAACCAAAATTGAGGCATCCCAGGATCGCTTGACTATCAGGTTGTTTCCGGTAATCCCGAGGATTAGCATCCATTCAGTGTCAACCTGGATAGTCTCCCCAATAACAAATTTAGTGCTGTCAGGGACACCGACAACATTATCAGCTGCAGACGCCAGCGATAGTCCTGAATACGCAATCGTCGTGTCGGTGTATCTCGCGTCAGTCACGATCATTCGCTCGCTATCGATAACCATGACATCGCCAACGCCGACCGAGTAGCCATCGCTAACGGTAACAGTTTGATCCCCGAGTGCTACAGAAGCGGCAGTCGCCCCGGCTGGCCTAGTCTTGGTCCAGTAGCCGTATGTACCGGTGATGGCGATATCGAGCTGCGGAGTTGGGTTGTTTCCGAAGCCAAAGTTCATATCACGACGTAGCTCCATCCTTGTGAATGGAGGCCCCTCATTAACCGGCTGGAAGATACAAGCCGCCAGCGGAATGTTGATGGGGGTCGTAAGCAGGCTTCCGGTAGTGACCAAGGTAGGAATAGCAGCTAGCTCATAGTTATCGAACCAAACTCGCCAAGGGTATGCATACTGGAAGTTAGGCCAGTCCCACTTACGAGTGGTATCGAGCGGGTAGAACTTTCGCTGAGTCAACGCCTCAACAGCATCAGCGGCGGAACAAATGGCACGGTCGACTGCATCGCTAGTGTATGATGACTGCTTGACGTCGAGTGCACGTCTGACCTGTTCGCGCGTGCAGTAGCACGGCTGGTTGACGATTGCCATTCCTGTCCCTTGCTTTCTTGGCGTCGGCCGCTAGGCCGTGGGTCTGGCTTATTCAGTTAGGCCGCCAGGCGGCGGGGGCTGGAATGCCCGCCGCCTAGCGGGGTCTACCGGACAAGAAACCCTCCATCACCTGGGGTCTCTTCACTTGTTCCTTTTGGAGCTAGGCCCCGGTTGGGCCTGAGTAGCTCCGTCCTTCTGAGCTGACACCTCCGAAGAGGGCCGCTGGTTCGAGCGGTCGGATGAAGTCCCTTGGCCACTGCCATCCGTCGTATCGGCAGTAAAGGATTCCTGGCTCTGAAGGCGGTCCTTGGAGGAGGGGCTCTCCGTCGTGGGGGCAGGCAACTGGGGGTCTGTCCCAGTAGAAGTGCCACTCTTGTCTTGCTTGCTTCCTGATGTCGAGGAGCTGGTACCAACCGATGACGCTACCTCCTCATCTTCCTGTTCATCTTGTGCCGCAGCCCGAGCTGCCGCGAGAGAAGCTTGCTGCTCAAGCTCCTCCGGGTCAAGGACATTACCAGCAGCATCCCCTTGTACGCCTCCTGGAATGTCAGAGTAGTTGACACTGGTTCCGTCAGCGGCATTGCTGTAGCCGGAATCATTAGCTCTTGGCATTACTACCGCCTTTCTTGCTTTTGCTGTCTTGGGCCTGCGACTCCGGGGTCACGCCCGCCGACGCTTCCTCATCCTGAGTGCCACTCTCAGGCTCAAGCTCCGGAGTCGCAGGCGCTTCTACCGAATCTTCTGGATTCGGGGCTTTGCATTGTGGACAGTTCGGGAGGCCGAGAATTCCCTTGGCACCGCACTTCACACAATCCCAGAAACCCATCATACCTCCTAGACGACCGTAACACCGGCGATGACCGGAATGTAGCTGATGTAGATCTGGAGCTGGCCGGTGTTCCCGGCCGATGCGATCCAGGGAATCGTCCCGACCGCCGCAACCACCGGAGCTGCAGGAGTCGGGATTCCTATCAAGGATGCCCCTACTGTGAGCGAGGTGAGGGCCACCGCGTTGAAGAGGGTAGTGGCACCGGCCGCAGTCCCGACATTCAGAGTGGTCACAGTCGAGGTGAACACGGTCGTCACGATTGCGACAATACTAGTGATGCGGATAGGACCGCCAGCGATCGTCCGGAGGGGACCGGACACAGTGGGCACGACCGAAGCCGGAGAGACCAGCGTTGTTCCGTAGATGGATTGTTCTAGCTGCAAACTATTCTGGAGCTGGCTCATAAGTTCACCAATCCTATACCGTTCTGGTTAAACCCAGGCTGGCTGTCAAGCTGTATATAGTCGAGCCACCATCTGATCGAACCGGCGACCGAGGCGTTAGTTGTCCAGGTAATCAGACCGGCAGGCACGATGTGTTCTCTGGACACGTTCACGACGCCGTTAGCATTAGTGACGAGAGCACTACTCGAAGTCCATACCCACGTCGGCGCCAATGAGTAGGTCATGCTGATAGTTCCGTGTGCAGGAACCTGGTACGTTCCGGCCCCGGCACCAACAAGAACTCCGTTCACGAATACTGCCGTCATCGTGCCGCCAGAAATCACGACGGTGACAGTACCGTGATAGTTGTTGGTTACTAGCTGGTTCGAGCTTGGGATAGCTGGCGCAACAAGGTTACTACCTGCCACACCAATCGAGAACGGAAGGATGATCAGCGTTCCAGCTACCAGACCGCCAATAGCGGTGGGCCCTCCAAGGCCGGTAGTATTAGCTCCACCAACTGAGGGAGCGATCCCGAGCGACAAGCTAACACCAGCACCGATAGTTACTGCTACCTGGCCCACAACAGCGGTCACCATGATAGCCCCGCCAGTGACGGTGTAAAGGGTGGCGGTAGTGTTCTGTGGCAAGGTTAGGGGCGGGACAAGTCCGCCGCCGCGCAATACCTGCGTACCGATAACGGAGTCCGAGAGCTGCCGCTGGCCGATAAACGGCCCAGGAGCATATACGAGAGCATTCATGACAGGAACGCCGCCGTATCTACAGGGACATAAGTGAAGTACCACTTGATCTGTCCGGTGTTGTTAGCGCTAGTAGTCCAGGTAATAGTGCCGGCCGACACGACCATCGGGGTCGGGATGAAGACGGCCGTTCCGGCATTAGCGCCAACAGCAAGCTGCCCCGATATACCAGCCGACTGGACCGGAGTAATCCAAGAACCCAACGGAGTCGATGTGATCGGCGTTGCCGCACCGATCCCGGTAACGCTGGCCACACCGATGGTCGGGACTGTCCCAATACTAAGGTTCGTCGCGGTCGCGCCGATGGCGACGGTAACAACCCCGAGCATCGATGTGATCATGACCATCCCGCCAGTTACGGTAGCGAGCGTGGCCGTGGTGTTCTGCGGAAGAGCTTGCGCAGGCTTGATGATCTGGTTACCAAACAGAGATGTCCTTAGCAGATACCCCTGTATGATAGTAGACATCTCAAGCTCCTAGTTGTTGACGACCGACGTAGCGATGCTCTTCGGGAATAGCGGCGAGTAGCAGAGAATCCACGTGATCGCCGCGGTGTTGGTTGCGTCGGTTGTCAGGGTGATAATGGTGTTGGAAACCTCAAACAGCGAGATCCCAACGGCGATGCCCGTGGCGACGACCGGAGCTGGTAGCTGACCGCCCAGGACGGACGGAAGCTGGAACACGGACCCGACGGCGACGGAGCTGAACTGAGCCGCCCCGTTCGCCGCGATGAGCGCCGGGCTGCCGGTGATGCCAATGGACAGGTGCGTAGCCGTCGTGCCGATCACCGAGACAACACCGACAAGGCTGGCTTGGATCGAACCGGAAACCGTGAACAGGTTCCCAGTTGCCGTTGCCGGCAGCACCTTGCTGAAGTTGACAGCGTAGTGCCCAAGCTCGGTCTTGCCGTGCTGCGTATCGACAGTCCGGACGGCGAACCCCTTGACGGTGCTGCTCATCAGGCGGCCAGAATTGCGAGGTTGTTCGGAGGCCGCTGGTGAACCATGTCGCCGGTGAT